CTGTACTTAGCCAACCTTGGTTTGAATTAACTCCAGTGGTAGAAGATAAAGTTAAATTACCAGAAGTTCCAACAGTAGTATGAGAAGCTGTTAAGGTAGTTGAAGTTATGTTGTGATCTTGAAATGGTCCTTTAGTAAATTCAACTTCAGTTAAAGTCCAAGACGTATGACCTGATCGTGATAGTTTCATTACTTCGTGTGAAGGATGACAGATGTACATTACGTCTGCTGATTGAGCATATTTAATTTCAAATAATTGTGATTCTAAATAAGGAGTTGATATTTCATAAGGTAAGCCACCAGATAATATCTGACCATTGTCTTTATAAAAACGAATGTATTGATCACCAAACTCAAGCATATAAGTTTGTGTCGTTGAGAACTCAAAAGGTATTAATCTTGTTTTCTTAGTAGAGTCTTTTACTTCTGCTACGAAGCTCGTTCCTGATCTTCTAGCCGCAGCACCGTGAGGATAAACAATCATATTCTCCAGGGTCTTACAGCCTGAAGCATACTTAGTTAAATCATTACGACCATCTAATCTTGGAGATAGTTCACCGCCAGTGAAGTTAGTTAACTGTACCGCAACTCTTGCCATTTATTAATACCTTGAATTAATAAAAGAGCCAGCACCTATTACGTCTGATTGACCGTTGTTAGGATCTAAGTTTTGTCCTTCGGTTGCATCAACGAATCTTGCTTCTCTTAATTTATCTTGAAATAAATTATACATATTTGCTGCCATTGGATTTGATGACGTGATGGCATAAGCAATGTCCGCAGCTAATGCAGCAGATAATGTTTCTCTTAGTAATTCATCGTATTGATTTGGATCTTCTATTCTAGCAACGTATTGTATCTTTACGCTATCGTGATTGGCTAAAATTTTTCTTCCTTCTATCTTATAATCGTAATCGTAATTTAATATTGTTATTACCCTTAGACAATCAGCAGGTAAGGTAAACTGATATGAAAAACCCCAACTAGGAGCAGCTACATCTCTTGCTAGTTCAACTCTCTTAATTAAACAATTCCAGAAATGAGATCTAAATAAACTATCTCTAACTTGAGTATATCTTGCATTGCAAAGTCTTGCGTTCTTAGAATCTTCCGTAAGTGAAATGATGGTTGAAGCACCTAATTGATTTAAAGCTCCATTACAAATGTCTACTACTGATGCCATATAAATTCCTTTTAGTTAGTGGGGGATTGCTCCCCCACCATCATACAAAGATATTAGCCTTCGTATGCTTGTATTTTAACTACTTTGTCTTCTTCCATTCTAGTAGCACCGAATGCAGCTGAGTAGTAAACTTGAGTAGCGTAACCTTTGTCAGCTCTCTCATCTATTCTTGCAGTTACATCTTTTCCTACAGCTAATGCAATACCATCGTTTACGAAAGCAATACAGTCTCTGATAGAAGACGCTACAGCTAATCTGTTAGATACAACGAAGTTGAATCCTAAGAAAGAATTAACATCGCCAGAAGCTAGAGCTTTAACTACGTTGTAGTCAGAACTTGTTACTTCTGTAGTTCCTAATAGATCAGTGATTTGTTTTGGACCTACAACAATGTATCTAGGTAATGAAGGATCTACATCTGATAAATCTAAGATTTCTTTTGCTTGTCTTAGTTTAGCGATTGTCATTCTACCTGTACCAGCTTCAGCAATAATTTGTGATGCAGGAAGTGCTACCGAAGTACCACCAGCTACACCTGTATCAGCTGAACCTGTTGCTGCAGTAATGATAGCATCATCCATTGCTCTACCCATAGCATAAGCAGCAGCTAATGCGTATGAGCTAGTTGGATCTACTAGCATTCTTACTTTATCTAAATCATCTATTAAATCTGCGAATTCATAATCCACAAGAGATACTCTTCTTCTTGAATGAGGAGTGTCAGCTTGAGGAGTGTCAGAATGTCTAGATGATCTTACTGTTGCAGTTACAGAACCCACTTGGTCGAAAAATGCGTTCTTACCTACAACACTTTCAAGTCTCACTTTATCTCTTAAAAGTGATCCTTTTTGTTGTGACAACATTTGAATGTTAGAACTATATTGTTCTACAAATGCTGTTGTTATCTGAGTTGACATAATTGTCTCTCCTGTTGTTAGTGTTAATGTTTAAAACAATCAGAGAGGTTCTCCATCGTGTGACAGGCATCTCTTGGATTTAAGGTCTTTTAGACCGCAGTCTGTTTCCTGCTGTCAGTAAGGTTCGAGTTACGAATTGTCTTACCTTTAACCCATTTATAATATTCTTCACATATTGGCAAGGGGTTAGATTTTTGTAATTCTGAACCACATTCAATGACGGTTCTAAGTATTTGTAATCTAACCTCTTGTTCAGTCATATTATTGTCTCATCATCGTTCTTAAAGTAAACACTTGTTGAACGACTTTATCGTGATCAGGATGTGCTTTATTCCAATAAGGACCAGTTCTATCATTAACGATTGAATTGATTTCTTGTTGATAGTCCCTAGCTTGAGAAACATTTTCGCTTTCCGTACTTATGAAACTATCTTCTGAAAGCATATTTGCAATTTTAGCAAAGCCTTTAATGATCTCAGGATTGTCTCCTAGTCTTGAACCATCTTGTAATTGCAAGTCTAATATTTTTGTATCCATATTAGCTTTAGCTAAAGCAGCAGCTTTATTAATGTTAGTTTCATAATTGCTACCCCATTCTTTTCTTAGTTCAGCTTCAGCATTGGCTTGAGATGTTTCTAAGTCTATTTGAGATTGCCTAGAAGTTTGTTCCAAACTATTCTTATAAAAGTCTAAGATGCCTTGAGCTTGTTTATTATTCAAACCTAACTTGTGTGCATTCTCAGCAAACTGTTTTATGGCAGTCTCTTCTATTGGCACACTTTTTGATTTAACATCTAGTTTATATTTATCAGCAGACTCAGGTCTACCTAACTTAGAATAGATTTCATTCCATTGTTCTTCAGTAGAAGAGCTTGATGGAACAGGAATCTTATCTGCACCAATCATAGAAACTGCATTGATGTAAGATTTAGCTAGTGCATCAATCTCAGTAAATTTTTCTATGTTTGGATTTTTCCTATATTCTTCAGAGATTATTTCTTTCCAGTTCTTTGAAGTTTGAACCGTTGAATTAATCGTTGAAGAGGTTAAGGTAGGTTGAGCTGTTTCTTGTGTTGTATTATTTTCTGTAGGCGTACTTGTCGTTTCTACAGGCGAAGCTGATTGCTCCGTTATCTGCGTTTGTTCTGACATTTTTATTTTCCTTTTTCATTATCATTTTGTAGCATTGCTTTAATGAATAGAAGGATGCTACGTTGTCCTTCCATATATGCACTTTCGTGACTATCACCTTTAACATTGGTAGTAGAAAAAAAGTGGCATCTCTTTTCCAAATCACTCATCACTTGCTTGCCTTCAGCTGTGTTGAAAGTAATTTGATAATTCTTTTTTAGATCGTGAATAAATTTTTCAAGATCGTCTTGTTTTCTTTTTGCTTCACCCATTATTCTTCTGCTGAAACTAATGCTCTAGCTTCATCAGGTAAGGCTTTTGCTAGTGGAGCAATTTGTCCACCAGCTTGAGCAACTTGTTGAAGTTGTTGCATTTGCATCATTTGTTGTTGTTGTTGTTCTTTCTGTTGTCTCTCAGCATTAAGTTGTGATTGTGGTTTTAATATTTTTTGTGGAACACCTACGATGTCTGCTAAGTGTCTAACTAGTTTATCCATATTTATATGATCGAACACAGGTGCTACATTAGCCAATGATCCCATTATTTCAATAGCTCTCATTATGGATTGTAACTCTGTGGATTTCTGTGCTTTCGCTAATGGTGATACATATTCAATTTCAATGTCTTTGCCTGCTAAGAAATCAGGTGCAGGTCTAAATTGATTCTTTCTAAGTAAAATGTTGAATGCTCTATCAATCAATGGTTTCAATAACTCTGATTGTAATCTTCCTAATACTGGTCCAAGTAATCTCATCTTCTCTTCGTTTCTTTGGATGACTTCAGTAGCAGTCATTTGTGGACCTTGTTGCATCATTAATTGATTAACATAGAAAACATTTCTAATTGCGTTTCTTCTTTGCTCTTCCATATTTAATCCTAATGGATTATTTGCACCAATGTTCAAAGGTTCAATTCTATCTCTTGTACCTGATCTATAAAAATTTAATCCTCCTGGAACTGTTCTGACTGGCAAGATGAAACCATCATCAGGAACTAATAGAGGTGGGTCAACTTGTTTTTGTGCAGCCTTGATCGTAGTCTTAGACATTTCATTTAACATCTTCACGTCAGGTAAAGCTGTCATTGCTGGAGATCTACCATAAATTTCGTGTGATGCTTTTAGGTATCTTGGTACTACGAAAGGAAATTCCTTATAACCAGAAACTGATAATTCATCTCCGCTTGCATAATCCATATACACTGATGCGTATGGCATATTGCTCTTGTCTTGTTTCTTAGGATTGAAATCTGATCTTGGATAAACAGCGTGTAGTATTTCTACTTCTTCATAAGGATCTTTTTGATTTTTCATTAAGATGTTTGCTGAAGCCTTGTCGCCAAATTTTTGATAAGCTGATCTAGCTGATAGTTTAAATTTTCTAAAGATCGTATCAATTCTTCCCTTATCATTTTCAGCTATGTACATTTCATTGATGTGTCTAGTTGAGAATTTAAGTAAGTCTTCTTCATCTTCATCAATGAACATTGCAGCTGTACCAAACGTAATCAGGTCGTGATACAATTCAAATATTTCTTGTTGGAAGTTAGATCTATTAAACGCAGTATACATTACGTCAGTTGCTGACTCTAACCATTCCTTTGCTTCATCCTCACCATCCATATCTTCTTCCTTGAACCTTAGTGCGAACCAAGGTGTAGAAGGATTAGTTAGCATTCCGTGTAATGATGCAGCTAATAGTTCTAAGGCTTGCAGTGGTGATGAATCAAAAATAAGTTCAGTTCTCTTGTCGCCTTTGGATCTAGTCTTAGTAACGTCTGCCTTTCTTGGCATCATATAGTCTGCTACTTCTTGCCAATGAGCTTCCCAGTTTTGACGTTGAGATTTTAATTTGTCAAATCGTTTAAATAAATTTTTAGTTAAATCTGTTTTTGCCATTATTGTCCTAATAAACTTTTTGTACCTAATGTCAAAGATTGTTCTTCAACACCCATTGGTCCAGTCAATATGGTTGCTGACCTTCCCTTACGTTTAGTTTTTCTTGAATCAAATCCATCCATACTTGTTGCAGATGATTGAGAAACTTCTGATTGTGTAGGTGAAGTAGGTTTAGGAATATCTTGTACCTTTTGTTGAATGAAAGGTTTTGTAATTGCTGCTACTGCTCCCATATTAATCTCCTAATAAAGTTTTTTTACCAAGTGTAAAATTTTCATCTATGTTTGATCTTTCGCTTGGATTTAATTCGTAATATTTTTTTTTTTGTTTTTCAGTAAGTTTTTTAAAAAAATTAGTTTGTTCAACTGCCTTTAAATCATTTCTACCAGTTCTTGCAACGTAACCTCTTCTAGCATCCATTAGTTCTCCAACAGAGTCTTGTTCAAAAACACCTGAACCCAAACCAACTTCATTTGGTAATTTTTTATTTCTAGGATCATCTGGTCTTTTTAACCTTCTATTCATTGCTCCTGGTACACCCATAATTATCCTCCTAGTAAAGTTTTCTTTTCAACTGTTGCTTCTTCCATCTCAGTTAATGGAGAAGTTAGTATAGTTGACTTTCTGCCTTTTCTTTTTCTTTCCTTCTCTGCTTGCTCAGCCGCTATCTTATCCTTTTCAGCTTGTGATAGTTCTGCACTAGGTGCAGGTGGCAAAGGTTGCACAGGCGGTAAGGAAGGCATCTTTGGTGAAAATATTGAACCCATAATTATAAAATCCTATATTCGTTATCTGCTACCTTTTGAGGTGCAGTTTGTTTATCACTTAACTCTTGCAAACCTACACACAAATATCTCATTGAGTCAGCAGCGTGGCTACTCCAATCGTGTACAGGTTTACTTCGGAACATACGATTTTTATCAATATATTTCCGATGGTAATGTCTTAACGCATCTATTAACTTTTTGCAATGGTCAACATCAATCCAACATCTAGGTAATGTCATAGTGGTTGCGTGTATGCCATCCTCTAAAGGTATCTTAGGTACGACCTTAAATCTTATGCCTAATTGATAAGCAACTTCTCTTCTAGTCTTACCATTGCTAAACTCCATTACTTCAATGTCGTGTGGTGCATAGTGATCTTTGTAAATGTAATCTTTATTTTTAACGACTTCAGCATAGTGTGGCATTCCCTGACCTCGTTCTTCGTAGTAGTCAATGATGTTTATGGCTTTGCCTAGTTGTTGAAAGAATATGATTGCAGTATGATCTGATACTCCAAGATCCCAAGCAGTTGAGACTGGCAATGATGGATCATAAGGTACTCGAGTTATTTGCTTATTATCTTCCATCTTGGCAAGCACATCATTATAGATTGATCCTTCAATGTTAGCTATCCAATCGCATTCAAACTCTTGTAAGTATTTTTTATCTCCCATTACTTCCTTTGCCTTTGCTAGTTCCTCTTCATCTACTATCTTTGTTTCAGATGCTTTAGCTTTGTAGGAAAACCAATCGTCAGCTCCTTGTGCGTGCTGATAGAGTTCG